GATGGCCCAGGATCTGGTCGATCTGATGGCGGCTCTCGGCCACGACCGGTTCCGACTGGTCGGGCACGACCGCGGGGCCCGGGTTTCGCACCGGCTGGCGATCGACCATCCGGAACGGGTGGAACGCATGGCCGTGCTCGACATCGTGCCGACCATCGAGCATTTCGAGCGCGCCGATATGGCCTTCGCCATGGGCTATTACCACTGGTTCTGGTTCGCCCAGCCGCACCCGTTCCCCGAGACCGTCATTTCGGCCGCCCCGGAGGCCTGGTTCCGCGCCCATACCAACCGGGAGCCGAAGGATGACGGGTTCTTCCACCCCGACGCCTTCGCCGACTACCTCGCCGCGGCCCGCAATCCGGAGATGATCCGCGGCATGTGCGAGGACTACCGGGCGGCGGCGACCATCGACCTGGAGCACGACCGGGCGAGCCGGGAGGCGGGCAACCGCATCCGCTGCCCGCTGCTGACGATGTGGGGCACCAAGGGCAAGATCGGCCAGTGGTACCACCCGGTGGCGATCTGGACGCAGTATTGCGACGGCCCGGTGACCAGCCAGGCGATCGACACCGGGCACTATCTCGCCGAGGAGGACCCGGAGGCGACGCTGGCCGCGCTGGTGCCGTTCCTGGCTGTCACTGGACACTAGGTTCTAGAGTGACCCGAGATAATCCGGGATAACCCGCGACAACTCGAAACGGCCGCGGAGTTCTGCGGGTTTGTCACCCCTCGGGCGGCCGATCGGTTTGACGGACAGGTTTTAGAGTCACCCCCCAAATCGGCGCCACTCGGCGGCCAAGAGCGGCATTTAAACGGCGACCGTCTCGGCCGTTCAAATGGCATTTAAACAGCGGTTGTCTGCCATTCTCTGCGCGCCTGGCCGCCCCTGGAAGAGGATCAGGGCCGGGCTCATTCTGGGAAGAGCAAGGAAATAGTTGGGTTATTCTTCCCAGAATGGCGAAACGCGGCGGGAGCCCGCCAGTTTCGCGAACGACAGCCGCTCATCGGTCCATGGCAAACTGGGAAGAGATTTTTGCCGAAGGAAGGTGATTCGCGGTCCGCGCGGGGACAGGTCGATCGCGGCACGGCAGCCGATCCAAAGCGTTACGCGGATTAAAACTTGGGGGAATACAGCGACAGTACACTTGGCGCCTAGCCATGGAGGCGCCAATGCTGCCGGATCTGAAGCATCCCAAGTCCATCGGCAAATCGCCGAGCGAGGCCGAGGGGATCCTGTCGACGTTCGAGTCTGCGATGCGCAGATTAGCTGCACGCCACAACTACCGGGTGGTTGTCTCAACCGATATGGAGGCCTTCGTTGGCTTCCTGGCAGGAGCGCCAGGGAATGACGGTGTGTCGCCCGTGTTCAACCCCGCAAAGGTCAAGATCGACGACGCCTTCTGGATCGCCGTCATCCATCACGATCAGGTCATCGGCACAAACGCCCAGCGGTTCTTCAACTGCGCCAACGCGGGATACTACGACCAGATCCGCTCCGGTGTGGTGTTTGGTGCCGAGCCGCTGGCCCCGATCGAGCTGCTCCACAAGGAGCCAGGTACCCGCGGGAGCTGCTCGCATAGTGGAGGGATCTACGTCCATCCATCCTATCGAGGCACGGGGCTCAGCTGGTTCCTCCCCCACCTGGGGCGAGCGATCGCCATCAGGAAATGGCAGATCGATATGTGCTACGGCATGGTCTTCGACAGCCTGAGACGCACCAACATTGCGGAGAAGAACTACGGCGCTCAACGAGTTATCGAGATGTACTCAGGCCCGTTCCCGCACAAGTCCGGCAACATTCTGCTTTGGAGCGTCGAATCTGAGGCCGGCTTTCTTGTTGAGCGAATTAGGCAGTCTGTCTTCGAGATTGCGAACGGCCCCAACAAACAGATGAGTGACTTCGCCCCGGTGGTCAGACGTTAGGGGAATTATCAGCCTGCGATACACGGTCGACAAGCCCAACACGCCGTCCTCGATCTCTATTTGGGTCAATGAGGTCCGGCGATCTTCCTTCGCCTCCCTATAGTCCTTCAAGGAGTCCGAGCGAAGCGCGGACCAATCGATCGACGTCACAGGCTTGCGGGCCAGGGATTTCCCACCTTCCAGACGGCAGTGCTGATTGTACTGCTCGAAGAAGTACCCCTCCGGAGAGGAACTCGACACATCCACAAGATGCGCGGATCCGAGCATTCCGGATATGGCCAAGCGGTCAATTCGGATGTCGTCTACATCCACCAGCTGATTGGTCGGCTTCTCATTGAGCAGCTGCTGGAGCCGGATGAACGGGCTGTCGACACCAACGATATAGCCGGATCGCGCTTTCCAGATGCGACCTCTCGAAGAATACAGCTTTGAATACTGCAACATATTCAGACCGCCATCACATTCAACATTTGGCAGTCACGCACGAAGAATGGACAAATTAGGAAAACACCAGATTGCGAGGAGCTGTTGTCGCAGTATACCAGCGTTGGTGCTTTAATTTGCGCTTCGCGCTGAAAAACCCACTCACCCAAACCGACGAGTAACCGCTGTTCAGCGCAATGCTGCCTGGGGAATATCGAAACCTGATCGACAGAAGCAATAATCATAGCTGAGGCATTTAGTGTGGGCTCAGATAGAAACGCCTCCAAACTATTGAAGCGGTTCTGAGACATCCACCGTCGCGCCAATGAAGTTACGCGATCAGTGCACTGTCTGATCCCAAGCTCTTTGACATATACCCGCCCTGCGTAGCTTCCACGCGGGAACATCAATACATTTGGTGGAGCTATGTTCATTTACCGTGACTGCCAGGGACAACCTAACATGGTACGAATAGTCCGGTATTGTAGCTATGAGTCAAGCCGATTCCTGATCGGCGGCATCGACCTCACCCCGCAGGACCATCAATGCCCGCTTGGCGGCCGCCATGCCTATCTGCTCAGGCGATTGCTCACCAAAGTACGGCGCCATGCGAAGGGCAAAGGGAACCGCATCGGAGATGGCCCGTTCCAGTTCGTCGTCTGAATACCCAACCGAATCTCGAAGGCCGGTCAGCCAGTCCAGCGACCGACCCGTAGCGCGGCAGATCTCCTTGCCCGCGTACAGGGGCATCTTCGTTGCACCGCTGCGCCACCGATAGACCTGGTCGTGCTTCACGCCGACGAGCGCAGCCGTCTTCGGTACTCCACCTAACTCGTTGATGCAAATATCTAAACGATCCTGGAACTCTTGCTCCCAGCCTCTGGCAGGGCCGCTGTTGTTCGACATCCGTAGCTCCCGCACTCGAGTTTGCACACGGATGCCTTCCATTTTTTGCGCAATCACAGTTGCACCTTCTCAAAAAATGGCAGATATTTAGTCGCATCCGCGCATAAGCGTCGCGTCTGCGACCGGCGGAATCAACGCTTCTAGTAGCTAGGCGCTTGAATGTCCGACGTTTCCGAGGGTTCCAACGCTGATCCGTTCTGGATCGAAGCCGAAGTTAAGCGCCGGGGGAGCCGGCTTGCTGAGCTGGCATCCGCCGCTGGCGTGCACCACAGCACCGTCACCCGCGCAAGATTTCGAATCATCCCCAGGGGAAATCGCATTATTGCGAATTTTCTTGGCACTTCTGTCCATGACCTCTGGCCTGAGTGGTTCGACGCTGCGGGCAATCCAATTCGGTCGTCTTGCGAATCGGACGATGGCCGATCAGCTGATCACCGTCACCGGCAAAAGGGTGCCGCGGCGTGACAAATCAGCCCGAAAACGTTGCCGTGCACGAGCACCTGCCGAGCGCCACTCACGTCGACCGACTGGCGCACCCGATCAGTGTGGAAGGCGTTGTCGTTCAAGATCGGTTGCGGGCAATCGACCCCGACCACGTATCGGGTATAGCCGTCAGCATGGCCGACATCGGCCAGCAGCAGCCCATCGTGGTCGCGGAACGCCCCTACGGTCTTCGGCTGGTGGCTGGGCTCCACCGACTCGCGGCCGCCAGACTGCTTGGATGGAAGACGATCTCCGCTGTGCTCGAAGTCGGCACTGACGAGGAGCTTAGGCTCGTCGAGATCGATGAAAACCTCGCCAGGCGCAACCTCTCCGAACTGGACCGGGCGATCGCACTCTTCGAGCGCAAGAGGATCTACGAAGAGCTGCACCCCGAAACAAAGAACGGCGGGGACCGCAGGAGCGCGGAAAAGCGGGGAAAAGATCAGAACGTCAACATGACGTTCTGGTCCCCGGAGGCCACCAGGGCCGCATCGTTCAATGACGAGATTGCGGGAAGGCTCGGTATCTCCACGAGCAAGGTTCAGCGGATCACGAAGATTGGCAAGGCCCTGACGCCTGAAATGCGTGAGGCGCTGTCCGGTCATGCTGTCGCCAATAACCAGGCCGAGCTTCTGAAGCTGGCCAAGCTGTCCGCGGACGAGCGCGGCCGCGCGATCGAGCTTCTCACCCGCACCGAAGCCCCGGCGCATAACGTCGGCGCGGCCGTCGAGATCATCCGCGGCCACCGGGCCACCGCCGAGCGCTCACCTGAAGACAAGGCGTTCGAGCGGCTGATCGATCTGTTTGGCCGGGCGCCGAAGAAGGTTCAGCGGCGTTTCATCGAGCACCTGCAGGCCAGCGGCAAGCTCGACGATCTGAAGGGGGGCGCATGATCGACCTCCGAAATGCATCGCAGCTGCGCGCGCACCGGATCTTCGGCGGGTATCCGATTACCCTCGCGGATCCCAACTGGCGCTTCGACACGCACAGCGAGAAAGGCCAGGGCAAGAGCCCGAGCCAGCATTACGACACCATGTCGATCGACGAGATCTGCAGCGTCGATGTCGGCCTTCTGGCGGCCCAGGATGCTGTGCTCTTCCTGTGGGTGACCTGGCCGCACATGCCTTCCTGGACGCGCGTGATCGAGGCCTGGGGCTTCGAGTATGCCGGCCTCGCCTGGGAGTGGCGGAAATTCAATCCGGAGACCGGCAAGTATGCCTTCGGTCCGGGCTACGGGTCCCGGAAGAACCTGGAACCGTGCCTGCTCTGCAAGCGAGGCAACCCTCAGCTTCGCAAGCCCACGGCCTTTTTCGGAGACGTCGAGATCCCTGACGGCGTGCACAGCGTCCGGGACTTCATCGACTGGTGGCCGCAAGACGAGATCCGCTCTCCCCGCCGCGGCCATAGCCAGAAGCCGCCCAGCCAGTACGAGCGTATCGAGACGATGTTCGACGGCCCGTATCTGGAGCTGTTCGCGCGCAACACGCGGCCGGGCTGGAAGTCCCTCGGCGACGAGGTCGCCAAATTCGGTGAGGTCGGATGATGGCGAAGGCTCGCAACGACAGCCTGACGATGGACCTGCTCGACCTGCTGAAGAAACAGCCGGTCCCAGAGCCCGCCATCAGCTACGAGAAGGGCGAGGTCAAGGGCGCGACCCTGGACGTCCGCATTGCGGCCGCCGTCTCGAAGTCCATGAAGGACAGCGAGATCAAGCGCGACGAGATCGCCCGCCTGATGAGCGAGCACCTCGGTGAGACGGTCACCGAAACCCACCTCAACAACTACGCATCGCCTGCAAAGAAGGACCACCGAATTCCGGCGGTCCGCCTGATCGCGCTCGCGAAGGTCCTGCAGGATCCGCGGCTGCTGTCGATCGGCGCCGAGGACATCGACTGCATCGTCGTGCCGATACAGCACGGCAAGCTGATCAAGCTCAGCCTGCTCAACGAGCAGATCCGCACCTTGAGCGAGCAGCTGGAGAAGCAACGCGGCGAGCTTGGGGAGCTGCTGTCTTGATCGGCTCCTGGTTCACCGCTGATCAGCTCGCGGGTCTGTCCCTTCCCGGCATTCCGAAGACGAAGCGCGGCGTCAACCAGGTGGCATCCGAGCAGGCCTGGTCGGACGCCAAGACGATGGACGGCCGCCCGCTTGCCCGGCGCAAAGCCGGCCGCGGCCGAGGCTACGAGTATCACGTCGACGTGCTGCCGGCGCCGGCCCGCGCCGCCCTGCTGGCCCGCGCCGCCCGGCCGCGAAAGATCCAGAGCGAAGAGCTGGACAACGACAACCGGGACAGCGGCGCGCGCTGGCAGGCCTTCGAGAAGCTCAGCGACAAGGCAAAGGGCCACGCCCGCAGCCGTCTGGCGGCCCTGCACGCCGTCGAGCTGCTCGAGGCCGGCGGGTCGAGCCGGACAGCCGCGATCTCCGTGGTGGCCGCTCAACACCAATGCAGCACGTCATCGCTCTGGAATTGGTTCGACCTGGTGGCCGGGTGCGACCGCCGAGATTGGCTGGCCTACCTGGCGCCCGCCTACAAGGGTGGCGGCCATGCGAAGGCCGAGATCGACGACGAGGCCTGGCAGTATTTCCTGGCCGACTACCTGCGCGGCTCAAAGCCGTCGCCGGCCGAATGCTGGCAACGCCTGCAGGACGCCGCCCGCGACCATGGCTGGACGCTGCCGAAGAGCCTGAAGACGCTCACACGCAAGCTGCAGCGCGAGGTCGATCCGGCCGTCATCACACTGAAGCGAGACGGCGCGGACGCCCTGGCGAGCCGGATCCCGGCCCAACGCCGGCGGCGCGACAATCTGCGGGCGCTGGAGGCGGTCAACTACGACGGCCACAAGCTCGACCTCTTCGTGCGCTGGCCGGACGGTACGAAAGACCGTGCGATCCTGCTCACCTTCCAGGATCTGGCCAGCAACAAGATCCTGGCCTGGCGCCTCGACACCAGCGAGAGCGCCGAAGGGTTCCGGCTGGCATTCGGCGACCTGGTCGAACGCTGGGGCATCCCGGACATGGTGTTCTCCGACAACACCATGGCAGCAGCGGCCAAGTCGAACACCGGCGGGTCGCGCTTCCGGAACCGCTACAAGATCAAGGACGACGACTTCGTCGGCCTCTTCCCGGCTCTCGGCATCGACCTGCGCTTCACCAAGCCCGCGCATGGCCAGTCCAAGCCGATCGAGCGGGCCTTCGGCGACCTGTCCCGATACATCTCCAAGGCCCCGGAATGCGAGGGCGCCTATACCGGCAACGCCCCTCAGAACAAGCCCTGGAACTATGGCGCGCGGGCGATCGATCTTGCCGACCTGCTGCCGGTCTGTGAGCGAGAGATCAACCGCTTCAACAGCCGGACGGACCGCAACTCGTCCGTCGCGAAGGACCGGTCTTGCGATGACGTCTTCGCCGAGAGCTATGCCCGCGATCTGATCCGTAAGCCCGTACCCGGCGATGAAACCCTGCGGCGCCTGTGGCTGCTGTCGGTCGAGGGTCTGACCTGCCGCGCTCCGTCCGGCGAGATACACCTTCACGGCAACCGGTATTGGACTGAGGCGCTGGGCCGGATCGTCGGCCAGAAGGTCGCGGTCCGCTTCGATCCCGATCGCCTGCACCAGCCGATCCACGTCTACGACCTGGATGGCCGATATCTCTGCGCGGCCGAGTGCATCGAGGACAGCGGCTTCGTGGACCGCGATGCCGCAAAGCGTCACGCCAAAGCGCTTGCAGACCATCGCCGGGCAACCCGCGAACTGGCGGAGGCCGAGCTGCGGCTGTCGGCGTCCGACGTCGCCCGCCTCACGCCGGCCGTCATCGATCAGCCTGCCCCCGATGCGCGGGTCGTCCGTGCACACCGCTTCCGGGGCAACGCCGCCGTGAAGGCCGCGCCCGACCTCCTGGAAGACCAGGATCGCGGCGCCTTCTCGGACCAATTCGTCGCCAACGTCCTGCAGTGGAAGGCGGAGAAGGATCGTCACGGGCTCTGAGCCCGGACGTAGAGCGGCGGGTGCTGGAACACCCGCCGGAGTCGTAGCAAAGGAAGGGATATAGACGTGCAAATTAGCAACAATCTGCAAGTCGTGGAAGGGTCAGCGCCGGATACCGACGCCGACCTGATCCAAAGGTTCGACGCGGCCCGTGAGCGCCTGGCACTGAGCCAGAACGATGCGGCCAAGAAAATCGGCATCAACGCCGGGGCCATCAGCGGCCTGAGAAACGGGAACTACACCGGCAACCGCGAGGCCGTCCGTCAGAAGATCCAGCAGTGGCTCGCGACCAACGAGCGCCGGTCAGCGACAACCAGCGTGCTGCCAACCGCGCCCCGCTTTTTCCAGGGTCCGACGGCGACGCAGATCATGACCGCTCTTTCCCTGGCCCATGTGACGGCGGACATCGCCGTCATCTTCGGCGGGCCGGGCATCGGCAAGTCGGCGACCTGCGAACACTACCGCGACACCAACCAGAACGTCTGGATCGCGACCATCCCTCGGCACTGCACGTCGATCATCTCGATGCTGCACCAGGTGGCCGAGGCGGTCGGATGCAAGCAGATGCCCCATGCCGGCGCGCGCAAGCTCTTCGGCGAGATCTCGGCGCGGATCTCCAACACCGACGGTCTGCTGGTGGTCGACGAGGCCCAGCACCTTGGGATCGAGGAGCTGGACGAGCTGCGTTGCCTCTACGACGAGGCCAAGATCGGCATGGCCTGGGTTGGCGACATCCGGCTCGACGAGAAGACCCGGCCGAGCACGTCCGTCCCGCCGCAGCTGAGCCGGCGCATCGGCGTTCGGCGCGGCATCAAGAAGGCGACCGAGGCAGACCTGAAGGCGCTGGTCGACGCCTGGGGCCTTGCCGACCAGGAGGCCGTCCGGCTTCTCGCTGAAATCGTGGTGCGGCCTGGCGCGCTGGGCCAGGTGACCAAGTGCCTGCGCCTGGCGGCGATCGAGGCGTCGGGGATCGACCACGTCACCGCCGAGCATATCAGGGGCGCCTGGGCCGCCCTGGGAGGCGGGCAATGATCGCCGAGAAGATCGAGGGCGTGCTGGCGAAATGGCACGAGACGATGCTGGAAACCGGGCAGTTTCCCTACGAGTTGTTCCGGCGCGGCATCGACGAACTGGAGGATGCCGCGCGCATGGCGCGGCGCCTGGAATCCAAGCCGATCCCCCGGCGTCTCCGGACAATCGCGTCGACCGACCCGAGAGATCCGGTCGTGGATCTTTCGTCCTTCCGCCGCCGCTCCAAGCGCCCGACCTCGGGAGCCAGCTCATGAGCGCCGTGGTGGACACCGCCCCGCTGTACCCGGCTGCAGGCGCGCGCATCAGCTGGGTCGAGGGCAAGGGCGCGTCGGCCGTTCGGATCGACGCCGTCGTCTCCAAGACCCGGCCGAGCGGCCACATGCAGGTCTGCCGTCTCGACTTCTTCGACGGCACCTCGGTGGCCGCCGTCATGGACGCCAACCCGGACAGCGGGGCGATCTCGATGATCTTCGAGACGGCCGACGGTGAGCCGCACCTGGTCGCGCTCGAGGCCGACCATGGCTAAGCGCCGCGGCCTGGTCTGGCTGATCCGCCAACAACTGCGGTGGTGGCTGCTCGGCAGCCTCCATCGCTCCCGCTTCATTAGCTGAGGAGACCGATGCAATGAGCGAGTCAAACTCACCCCGAAATCTAGGCCCCAAGCCGCGCCTGGAGTTCCATTCGCCCAGCGTTCTGACGATAGACGATCGGTACCAGCGCAACACCGACAGCGCGGCCAGCAAGGCCGTCATTCGGCGGATCGCCGAGAACTTCTACTGGCCGCTCTTCGGCGTCGTCATGGCGACGGACAATGGCGACGGCACCTACAGCGTGATCGACGGTCAGCACCGCGTTGAAGCGGCGAAACAGATCCCCGAGGTCCGCGCGGTGCCGGTCCTGGTGGTCGAAGAGATGACGCTGGCCGAGCAGGCGCAGGCCTTCATCGCCGTCAACCAAACCCGCGTGCGACTTAATGCGCTGCAGATCCATCGTGCAGCCGTTCGGGCGGGCGATGAGCACAGCGTCGAGCTTGACCGTGTCGCCAAGGAGTGCGGCCTCACGATCCCCGGTAACGTCCGGACCCCGAGCGAAGACCGCCCAGGCGAGGCTCTCTGCATCAAGGCGCTCGCCTCCATCTTGCGGGCACACGGCCCTGACCACCTGGCACTGGTGATCAGCACCACGCTGGACGCCTTCGAGCGCAACTCGGCCGACCTCCGATCCCAGGTATTCAAGGCCGTCTCTGCCGCAATCATGGGCGGGACGAACGCCAGGGACGTCAAGGCGGTGCTTCGCAACAACGATGCCGCCAGCTGGATCCTGCGGGCTCAAACCAGGGCCAAACAGACCGGCATGGACACCGTCTCGGCCTTCGCCGGGATGCTGTCGAGCCCGCGCGCCAAGGGCGACGCCAATCGATCCACCGCTATCACTGCAGCATAGGAGCCAGATATGAGCGATCAACTCACTCTGCCCGTTTCCAGCCGCGAGATCCCGGCCGGTTACGTCGAGGACGCGAAGGGGAGGTTCGTCACCGAAGCGAGCGTCCGCCCGGTCCAGCAGCTCGAAGATCAGATGGTCCGGAAGGTCCTGGCCTACGCGGTCGATCTGCACAACCAGCTCAAGCGCTTCAAGGGCCACGTCTTCGCCGACACCGGGTCGTACATGAGCCTCGCGGAGGAGGAATACGGCGCCACGAAACGGGGCGCGAAGGGCCGCGGCAACGTTACCTTCATGACCTTCGACGGTCTGATGAAGGTGCAGATCGCCGTCGCCGATCACCTGAAATTCGGTCCCGAGCTGCAGGTGGCGCGTGCGCTTTTCGACGAGTGCATTTCCGACTGGACCGAGAATGCCCGCGACGAGCTGCGCACCCTGGTCGATCAGGCCTTCCAGGCTGACAAGGAAGGGCAGGTGAGCCGAGACGCCGTCTTCCGACTGCTGCGCCTGGATTTCGACGACGCTCGGTGGAAGCGCGGCCAAGAGGCGATACGGGACAGCATCCGCGTGATGGGCTCCAAGAGCTACGCCCGCTTCTACATTCGGAACGACCAGGCCGATGGGTGGCGCGCCGTGCCGATCGACCTGGCCGCGGTATGAGGAGGCGACCATGCGCGCGCTCGCAAACCGCCACGCCCGACCCGCCGCCGACGATCTGATCCAGGTCGAGATCTACGAGGCATCCCGTCCGGCCGAGGTCCCGGTGGTGCACGTCGATCTCTGGTACGGCCGCCGGGACCTGTGGGTCTACCGCGCGGCCGGCGGCGAGGTCCGCACCGTGACCCCCGTGCGGGGCCTGCCGACGCCGCTTCCCGACGCCGAGTGGCTCGGCTGGCCCCCGATCGGCGAGTTCCTCGCCGGCCAAGGGGTCTGACATGGACCGCGTCTGCCCCGTCCGCGGCTGCGGCGCACCGCTCCGAAAGGGCCACGCCATGTGCCGTGAGTGCTGGCGCCGGACGTCGACATTCCATCGACGGAATGTCAGCCAGCGCTGGCGGCAGGTTCAGAACAGCCCGATCGACGAGCGGCTCCAGGCCGTCAACCGCTATCGCGGCGCCCTGGCGCTGGCGGTGTCGGATAGCGAGACGCGGCGATGACACGGCCGCTCGACGACGCGCTGCTGGGCTTCTGGGCCGCCACTCGGCAGCTGCTGCCGCACCAGCCGACGGCGCTTCAGCACAATGTCCGCCGGGCGGCCACGGAAGTTACGAAGGCCGCCCGCGAGGCCGCAGAGCGCCCCGCCGGCGACCCTGCCACCGAGCTGCGCGAGGCCCTGGAGCGCGCTTCCGCCCAGCTCGGTTGGTCGGACGTCATGGTGATCGTGAACGCCACCGGCCGGCGCTGCGCCGGCCCTGCCAAGAGGGCCGCCGAATGACCGCTACCGCCGCTCGCTCCGACGACAAGGCCGCCCGTCGGCCCCGCGTGGCCAAGATCCAGATCGCCAAGAAAGAGTTGGCGATCGACGACGAGACCTATCGCGCGCTCCTCCGCCGCAAGTTCGGTGTCGAGAGCAGCACTGCGCTGACCCTTCGCCAGCTCGACGAGCTGCTCGACCATTTCAAGGCCCAGGGCTTCAAGCCCGCCAAGGCTGCCGCCCCGGCCCGCGCCGGCAGCAGGCGCCTGGCCACGAACAAGTATGCTCGCAAGGTCCGGGCGCTCTGGATTTCCCTCTATCACCTGGGCGTGGTCCGCGACCCGGCGGAGGCCGCCCTGGTCGCCTACGTCCAGCGGGTGACCGGCGGCCGAGGGCGTGGGCTTGAGGCTCTCGAGTGGCTGAAGGGCGAGGAAGCCTACAAGGCGATCGAGGCCTTGAAGGCCTGGGCGGAGCGTGAAGGCGGCGTGGATTGGAGCGCGGACGGCCTCGGAGCCTGGGCGCCCTACCTGCCGGTGGACGCGCACGAGCGCTTTGCCGTGGTGTCGGCGCAGTGGCGACGCCTGCGGGATCTCGACGCCGTCAGCGATCCCCAGGAGACGCGCTGGTGGAACGTCGCGATCGCGGCCACCGATAAGACGCGGCCCGATCTCTACGAACCGGAGGATTGGTTCCGCGTCACCGAGTGGTTCGGCCGGGCGATCCGCGAAGCCATGGCGGCCAGGTCATGACCCGGCGCATCCCCAATCGATGGATCTTGCCGGTGGTCTGCGAGATCTGGGGCGTTGACGCCTCCGACGTCAGGGGACCTGCCCGGCAGCGGAAGTTCACCGAGCCGCGGCAGGTCGCCTTCTGGCTGAGCGCCCTGCATGGCGAAAACTCCCTGATGGCGATCGGCCGGTTCTACGGCCGCGACCACACGACCGTTTGGCACGGGGTCCAGAGCGTGACAGCCCGCCTCGGAAGGGACCACGGCTTCGACCATCGAGTGCAGACGGCGATGCAGCGCGTGGTGGCGATGCGGCCGATCGACGATCCGGATTATCAGATCGGCTGGCCTGTTCCGGTGCTGGTCGACGCTGATTTTCAGCGCCTCGGCGGCGCGTGAGGGGAGCTAGTAAGCCGGTGGCCGCTACCAACCCCGTGCATGCCCAGGCGCCGGCCGCTCCCAATATGCCGGCCGAGGAGCTACATCGAGCGACCCGCATGCACTGCATCGGAGCTTGCCGACCAGTTCGGGGAGCAGCAGGTCCGGTTTGTACTTGGCGGTCAATCTCGCGATCGGTATCTCGCGGTTGTGATGGCACGAATTGCAGTACGCCAATATTCGATGCACGTCGCTATCGAGCAGGAACTGGAGTGTGGGCGGATCGTCGGTCATTCCCCACCTTGCCGCTTGGCTTTCCCAAATGACAGGCCCTTCGCACCAGCTCCCGAAACTGCTGGCCGAGATCGCCGAGGCGATCGGGACCGGAGCTGCGTTGCGCCTGGCACAGGACCACGGTGGCCGGATCCTGGCCGTCCCGAAACAGCCCACGGCCGCGTTCGTCGACAAGGTGGGCGAGGCCACGGCCGCCTGGCTCTGCGAGAACCACGGTCCCGGTTATGTCGATGTTCCTCTAGGTCCGACCGGTGACCGCGCCGATCGGGCCGCACGCCTGCGGCAGGCCATCGAGCAGCGCGAGGGCAGCGCCTCGGAACTGGCCAGAAGGTTCGGTGTTGCGGCCCGAACCGTGAAGCGGCATCGTGCTCACGCCCGTGACGGCGACGGCGATCTGCCGCTCTTCAGCTCCCTGAAATCCGACACCTGATATGGCCGTGGTGACATGTGTCACCACTGATCCGTAGCCGAGCATCGGTCACGCTTGGATCGTGAGCGGGGCATGGCCCCGCGCCCTACGTTCGAGGGACCGCGATGTCCTTAGCCCTGCCCGATCCGAAGTCGTCCGTCATCCCGGACTGGCACTGGAAGAACTTCACGCCCGACGAGTTGCGGTGCAAGCACACCGGCCTGCTGGTCGTGGTTCCGGACTTCATGGAAAAGCTGCAGACGCTCCGTGAGATCCTGGGTTTTCCGTTCATCATCAGCTCGGGCTACCGCCACCGCACGCATCCGGCCGAGCGCAACAAGGCGCAGCCGGGGACGCATGCCTACGGCCGGGCCGTGGACATCCAGGTCTACGGCGTCCGGGCTCTGGCGATCGTCGAGCAGGCGCGTGCCTTCGGCTTCACCGGCATCGGCGTGTCCCAGCCCAACGGCAGCGACGGACCGCGCTTCGTGCACCTCGACGACATGACCGCGGCCGAGGGCTACCACGCCCCGCGCCCGGCGCTCTGGACCTACTGAGGAGACCGAGCAGTGAACGACGTGAAGAAGCACTGGATCCCGGAACGCAAGTTCCTCGCCGCCGGGCTGTCCGGCATCGCAACCTGGCTGCTGACGCTGGTCCTGGCCGCCGTGGGCGTGGATGTCCCCACCGAGATCCAGACGGCCGCGGTCGGCCTAGTCATGGGAGCGGTGCACTATTTCGTGCCGCCGGCCGCCCTGGACATCCTGCGGCGCATCGACAGCGACCTGAAGGCGACCTTCAAGGCGCCCGGCGACGCGGTAACGAAGGTCGCGCTGATGTTCCTGCTGCTGGGCGGGCTCGCCTTCGGCGGGCCGGTCGCCTGCGGCACCTATGCGGTCTACAAGGCCGAGGCCGCCACACCCGCCCAGGCGGTCTATGCCGTCCAGTCGGACTACAATGCCGCCCTAGCGTCGGCGGCCGAGCTGATCGAGAGCGGGCTGATCAGTGAGGACCAGGTACAGACCATCCGGCGCCTGGACAATGCGGCCTACGAGGCGCTGAAGCGCGCCCAAGTCGCGGTGCGCCGAGGGCACGATCCGACCGTGGAGGCGGCCGTGTCCCTCGCCCGCTCGGCCGTCGCCGAGCTTGCTGTCTATCTCGCACGCCAGGAGACGGGCCGATGAATGCGTCCATGATCCTGATCGGGATCCAGATCGCCGACGCGATCGCCGCGGGCATCCCGAACGCGATCGCCGCCAAGCGGGCGATCGAGCGCATGGTGGCCGAGAACCGCGACCCGACCGATGCCGAGTGGGCAGACATCAACGCTGTCACCGACGAGCTGCGGGCCAACCTGCATGGGGACGGCAGTGCCTGATTTCGCCGACCAGGCCAGCCAGTACGAAGAAGCTGCGCGCGCTTCCGCTGTGAGGCGCGTGCTCTCCGTGCCGAAAGGCGACGGTCGGACGCACGGCATCGACTGCGAGGAGGAGATTCCGGAGGCGCGTCGAGCTGCCGATCCGGGCGCGGTCACCTGTATCGACTGCCAACGTGACCGGGAGCGCCCGTCAAGATGATCGAGCTGGTCAAAGAGTTGAACGCGTGGGCCGGCCTGCTGTCGGTCCTCGGCATCGCGATCGTATCGATCGCGATGTTGTACCTCCGGAGCGTCTTCGCGCCGCGCTCCGACCTGAAGGTTGAGATCGAGGCGCGGGACGAAGCCGCCCAGAAACTGCTCGGCCGGGTGGAGAAGCTGGAGCTGGCGGTCGACCGGCTCGAGCAGCGGGCGGCCGCCGCGCCGACACAGACCGATCTGCAGAACATCGTGATCGCGATCGAGTCGTTTCGAGGCGACGTCAAGGCGATGGCGTCGGAGGTGACGGGGCTGGATCGCGCGGTAAGCCAGATCGGCCGGAAGGTCGACATGCTGGTCGAGAACGAGATCAAGGGTGCACAGAGCCAGAGGGGCAGCACATGAGCATCCAGGACATGCTGCGCGAGGAGCTGCGGCTTACGATCATCGTGACCCTCAACGAGGTGCCCGGCCAGAGCGCCTATGAGGGTCTGCTGCAGGAAGCGATCGCGCGCTATCACAACCAGTTTCCGACCCGCGCCGAGCTTCAGGCCGAGCTGATCTGGCTGCGCGACGCCGGCCTGGTCACGATCACGGAGCATCCGCAGCCGGGTCGCGTGAGCTACACGGCCACCCTAACGGCGCGTGGCGAAGCGACTGCCACCGGGCGGTTGAAGACCGCCGGCGTGCGCCGCCCGAACGCTTAGCGCTCGACATGCGAAAGCGCGGCCCGAAGAGCAAGATCGAGAAGCTGGATCCGGCCATCAAAGCCGAGATCGACCGGCTTCTGCACGTCGAAGGGCGCACGATCGACGACGTCGTCGAGTTCCTTCAGACGCTGAAGCTGGATGACACACCGTCGCGCGGATCGGTCGCGCGCTACAGCGCCACGACAGCCAAGATGCGCGGCGACATGGACCGAATGCAGTCCGTGACGTCCCAGCTGGCCAAAGAGTTCGGCGACCAGGACAACGACGCCGCCCGCTTCCTCATGCAGATCGCGCAGACCATCGCCTTCAAGCTGATGGACAAACACGCCGGCGCCGACAACGTCCTCGAGGTCGAGGAGTTCATGCTCCTGATGAAGGGCATGAAGGACATGGCCTCCGCGCGTAAGACCACGCTCGATGCCGAGGAAAAGGTCCTAGCCAAACTGAAGCGCGAGGCCGCCAAGCTGTTCGACCAGGCGCAGCGAGACGCCCAATCGGCCGGTGAAGGTAAAGGCCTGTCGGCCGAGCGCCTAGCGCAGCTCCGCCGCGACATTCTCGGCGTCCGGGTCCAGGCCACATGAGTGAGCAGCTCCCCTCCGCGGCCATGCCGCCGCCGCGATCGCCGATCGACGATCTGCCCCTGGGAGTGCTGCCGCCAGACGATCTCGATCCTCTGGCGGACGGCATTCTTATGGCCCACCAGGTGGAGTGGGTCTCCGACGAGTCCGACCTGAAGCTAGCCGAGAAGGGCCGCCGGACCGGCATCACCTTCGCCGAGGCCCTGGCGAGCACGTTGATCGGTGCTGCCAGCGCGGCCGCAGGCGGCGACAACACCTTCTACATCGGCGACACCAAGGAGAAGGGCCTGGAGTTCATCGGGACCTGCGCCAAGTTCGCGCGCAACGTCGCCGCCGAGCTGCTGTCCGTGGAAGACTTCCTTTTCGACGACGTCCAGGAGGACGGCAGCTCGAGGCAGATCCAGGCCTACCGGATCCGCTTCGCATCCGGCTTCCAGATCTGCGCCCTGTCGAGCCGGCCCGCCAACATCCGAGGCCTGCAGGGGCGCGTGATCATCGACGAGGCCGCGTTCCATCCGAACGTCCGGGGCGTCATCGACGCCTGCAACGCGCTGCTGATCTGGGGCGGCAAGATCCGGATCATCTCGACCCACAACGGCACGCTGAACGCCTTCAACGAGCTGATCAAAGAGACCCGCGAGGGTCTGTACGACTACTCGATCCATCGCATCACGTTCGACGATGCCGTGGCGAACGGCCTCTACGAGCGGGTGTGTCTGCTGCGGAACTGGACGGCCTCGGCCGAGGGAAAGGCCGAGTGGTACCGCAAGGTTCGTCGGAGCTACGGCACGCGGATCGACGCCATGCGCGAGGAGTTGGATGCCGTCCCGCGCGAAGGCGAAGGCGTCATGCTGCCGCTTGCATGGATCGAAGCCTGCAGCACGAGAGACTACAAGGTTGTCCGGTGGGAGCCGCCAACCACGGATTTCGTGGATCAGTCGGAAGAGATCCGCCGGACGGCGATGCGGCTCTGGCTCGAGGAGCACGTTGCTCCACACCTGGTGGCGTTGGCAGCTCTGCAAACCGCGATCGGCGAAGACTTCGCCATGCGCCAGGACCGGACCTGTATCGCGATCGGTTATACCGCCAGCGACCTGATCCGCCATGTCCCGCTGATCGTGGAACTGAGAAGCTGCCCATACGACCAGCAGAAACAGGCGCTGTTCTATATCGCCGAGCAGCTGCGCGACCTTCGCGCGGCGATCCTGGACGCCAACGGCAACGGTATGGTCCTGGCCCAGGAGACACGCCAGAAGTTCGGTCAGCACCGGGTTGTCGAGCTGATGGCGAACGACGCCTGGTACCGTGAAAACTCCCCGCGCTTTCGGGCGGCGTTCGAGGATCGCACGATCCTGCTGCCGGCCGACCTCGATGTCCGGGACGATCTGCGCCAGTTTCGGATGGTCGGCGGCGTAGGGAAGATCCCGCGGGACATCCGCAACGACGGCAGCGACGGGGGCCGGCGCCATGGCGATGCCGGCGTCGCGCTGCTGAACTTCTACACAGCGACGATGCAGGAAATCCCACCGCCGGCCGGCGCGACGATCGAGGCGGCCCAGGACACCTACGCGACGCAGGCCGAGGCCGAGCGTCCGACCGCGCGCCTCCTGCCGCGCAATCACACCCCGCTCTTTGGCCGGAGGATGCAATGAACCCATTTCGTGGGCTGGCCCGCCTTGTAGGCATCGGGGCACAGGAAGATCCGCCGATCACCGACACGGCGCCGGTGCGCGAAGCTGTCGGCATCACGATCGACGAGGACGAGGACAGCTGGCGCCGTATCACCGGCGATGCCAGACGCGACCTGTCTCCGGTCACGCAACGGCGCATGCGCGACATGGCGACCTATGTGTGGGAAGCCAACCTGCTGGCCAACCGCCTGATCGAGCTGCCGATCGCCTATCTGCTGGCCGAAGGTGTGACGCTGGAGTCCAGCGATCCGGATGTTCAGAAATGGCTGAACGCCTTCTGGAGTGATCCGATCAACAGCATGGACCTGACGTTGCCGCGTCGCATGCGGCTGCTCGCCCTGAACGGGGAGCTGTGCTGGCCCGTCTTCGTGAACGAGATGAACGGACATGTCCGGCTCGGCACCTTGGATCCCTCGCTGATCGAGACTGTCGTCTTCGATCCCGACAACTCGGAGCAGCCGATCGGAATCGTGACCAGCCGGAACGCTCGAAGCAAACAACGCCGATACCGGATCATCGTGATCGGCCCGGAGCAGGTCTTCGGCGCCACCGCCCGCAAGATCCGGGAAACCTTCAACGACGGCGAGTGCTTCTATTTCCGGATCAACGATCTCGGCCGGCGGGGCCGCTCCGACCTGCTGGCCCAGGTCGACTGGGTCGACGCCTACGAGCAGTTCCTGTTCGGCGAGGTCGATCGAGCGCAGTTCATGCGCTCGTTCATGTGGGACGTCACGCTGAAGGGCGCCACCAAGGATGAGGTGGAAGCGCGGGCGCGTCAGATATCTGCTCCTCGGCCGGGTAGTGTTCGCGTCCACAACGACAGCGAGGAATGGAAGGCGGTAACGCCCGAGCTGCATGCCTCCGATGGCGATACGGCCGCCCGGACCTTCCGGACGCACGTGCTCGGCGGTGCGACCCTGCCCGAGCACTGGTACGGGGCCGGCGGCGACGTGAACCGTGCGACGGCTTCGGAGATGGGCGATCCGACATACAAGAACCTGCTCATGCGACAGCAGGTCTGGAAGCACATCCTGGAGCAGGTCGGCGCCTTCGTGGTTTGGCGGCGCCTGGATCCGACCGGCCTCTCCGCTCCGGATCCATCCGAGCCGGACGAGGCATACCAGGTGCGCGCTCAGTTCCCCGAGCTGGTCAGCCATGACGTCGCCAAATACACCGCAGCCCTGGCGCAGGTGGTTTCCGCTATGGCGGCCGCGATCGAGACCGGCCTGATCACCGAGGAGCTGGCCCTGCGCCATGTGCAGGCCCTGAGCGTGATGCTCGGCATCGAGTATGACGTGGATACCGAGCTGGCATTGGCACGGGAACAGCTGGCGAAGAAGCGTGAGGACGATGTCTTCCGCACTCCGCCCGACGACGAGGATCCCGAGGGACAGGACGACACGCCGTCTGCGGAGTAAGCGGCCGTGGTATCGGACAACGATCGCAATCGGGCCTTCCGCGGCGAGCGGACGCGACAGCGCCGCCGCCTGACCGCAATGCAGCGGGACCTGTCAGCCGAGATCGAACGGCTTCTGAAGGAGGCGGAAACAAGCATCGCGGCCCGCCTGGCGGGCGCGGTGCCGGACTATGAGCGGTTGACCTTGCCGACCCTGCAGGCCTCGGTGCGTGCCGCGCTCGAGGAGGTCCAGCTCGGCATCGTTCCCGGCCTCACCAGGGGCGCCGACCAGGCCTGGCAGATCGGTATCGACCAAATCGACCTGCCGATCGACGCCGGCCTGGCGCTGGGCGAGCATCCGCTGACGTCCATTCGCACGGTGCTGCCGACCGTGGATACCCGACAGCTTCGTGCGATGAAGGTCTTCCTGACCGATCGCGGCCGCAACATCACTACAGTGATGGCAGACCGCATCAATTCGGAGCTGGGCCTGAGTATCATCGGAACCCAGACGCCGAGTGCCGTGGTGCCAAAGGTGGCCAAGATCCTGGGCAGCGGTCGGTCGCGCGCGCTCACACTCATACGCACCGAGCTGGGCCGCGCCTACTCGGCCGCGGGGCAGGAGCGGATGACGCAGGCACAGGAGGTTTTCCCGGGGCTCCAGAAACAGTGGCGACGAAGCGGGAAACTGCACCCCCGGCCGGACCACGTCGCGGCCGATGGTCAGATCCAGGAGGTCGGCGATCCGTTCATCATCGCCGGCGTGAAGCTCGCCTATCCACGCGATCCCGAGGCGCCGGCGCGGCACACCATCAATTGCGGCTGCGACAGCCTGCCGTACATGTCGAGCTGGGAGGTCCGCAATCCCGATCGGCTCCCGTTCACGGACCGAGAGCGAGCGGCCAACCGGTTCATTCGGAACTTCGACGGAGCGGTCCCATCGGCGGCCGAGAGGGAGCCCAGCGGGTGACGCTTGGCGTTTAAGATCGTTTAAATCGAGAGCAGATCCACGTTGCATCCCTGACGAGCGCCCTCCAGCGAGCCGCTAGGAGCCTCCAGGACGGCCCAGATCCCGTTCGGAGCGCCGACGCTAGCCCAAATTCTCTTAAACGGCCTTAAACGGCGCTTCCGGCCGACAGGGAGCCTATTCGGGTGGGTGTCGCAGCCAGCCTCTTGCCCGTCACCCCCGAAAACACCATGCTGGGGCCGTCCAGGTGCCGGGCTGGCGCCGGCGATGCACCGCCAGGAAGGCGCACTTCGCTCGCTTCGGACACCAACGCTCCCCATTTAAACGTCCCACATGGTGACAGGTGTCACCATGTTTTGGCGCCTGCGCGTCGGTCACGCTGTCTTCGGTTTCGAACACTGAGGGCAGCCTCATGGCCAGACGATCGAAGAATACCCAGCGCGGCGACCAGAGCCCGGCCGGCAATTCGGCCAGCCAGGCATCCGCCGCCGAAGATGCTCCCGAGGCGGTAGCCGTCGACACGATTGTCGCGGCGACGGCGTCGGACACCATCGCCCCGGTCTCCGGTGCTGACACCGTAGCGGGTGGCACGGGCGCCGACACCGTCACCGAGGGCCAGGCTGCCTCCACCATCGCGCCCGACCAGGACGACGATGACGATCCGGAGCCCGAGCGCCTCGATCAGCCGACCACCAGCCAGGCCGCCGCCGCCGTCGGGATCGACGAGGAAGAGGTCTTCGCCTTCAACTGGGATGGCGAGCAGCTGACCGTGGTCACCGTCGACGGCCAGAAGCTTCGGTGGAAGCCGTGATGCGGCCGGTGAACCGCGGCAAGGCCGCCTTCGTCGCCCAGGCGCTCGCCGCCTCGACGATAACCATGCTGCGCGAGGCGCAGGCTGATCGCGCCTGGCCGCCTCTGCCGCCGCTGGGCCTGATCGGTGAGGCCGCACTCCGTGAGGCGTTCGAGGGCGACTTCCAACAGCTCGAGGAGCTGCTCCGCGGCGAGCTGCGCAAGCTCTTCAAGATGCAGGGCGACGACGATCCGTGGCCCTGGGTCCGCGCGGTGTTCGAGGACGCCGTGGTGGTGGAGCGCGACGGCAAGTTCTGGCGCTACGCATACACCGCCGACGGCACCAACGTGACGCTGGCAACGCCGACTGAGGTGGTCCAGCGCTACCTGCCGGCGGACGGCAGTGCGGTGCGCGAGGCGGTCGGCGTGTTCCTGGAGGCCGAGGCCACTGCCGGCGGCCGATATCTGGTGCGCGTGATTCGAGCCGGTCTGTCCGGCAACGGAAACTTCTACCCCGACGCCGCGCTGCGTGAGGCCGTGGGCCTGTTCAACGGCACCCGTGTCTTCGTGAAATCCGACGAGGAACACCTCAAGGGCAAGGGCAAGGACGTCCGGAACCTGGTGGGCCGCCTGACCGAAGCGAAGTTCGTGGCCGGGCCGCAGGTCGACAAGGGGGAGATCCAGGCAACCCTGGAGCTGATCGAGCCCGAGGGCGACGTGGGCGCCAAGCTGCGCGAGGCGCTGACCCGCGGCATGGGCAGCCTGTTCGGGCTGTCGATCGACGCCATCGGCCCGACGCACACCAAGAAGCTGCACGGCCGCAACGTCCGGATGGTCGAAGCCATCCAGAAGGTCGCGTCCGTCGACCTGATCGTCGAGCCGGGAGCCGGCGGCGAAATCATCAACCTGATCGAGGCGCAAGGAGACGACGCCATGTGGCGCAAACGTTTGATCGAGGCCATCCGCAAGTCCAAGCCGAGCCTGCTGTCCGGCAAACAGGTCGATGAGCTGACCGATGAAGACCTGGAGGGACTGCTGCGCGAGGCGCTCGGCACCGGCCCGGAGCCCGACGGCGGCGAGAACAGCGACGCCGGCGCGGATCTGCGCGAGGCGATGGCCGAACTGAGTCGCATGAACGACGTGCGGGAACACCTCCGCGAGGCGCTCGCCGAAAGCAAGCTGCCGCAACCGGCCCGCGATCGGATCAAGGCCCGGTTCAAGAGCCTGCAGCGCTTCACCGAGGCCGATGTCGACAGCGCGATCGCCGAGGAGCGCACCTACCTGGCGCAGTTCACTGAGTCCGGCACGGTGCTGGATCTCGGCGAGGGTCGTATCGAGCCCGGCGAAGGCCGCGACGTGAAGGTCCGCCAGATGCTGGACGCCTTCTTCGACCCGGCCAACCGCGAGGTCCGGTCCATCCGCGAGTGCTACATCGAGATCACCGGCGACCGTCGGGTCACCGGCATTCTGCGCGAGTGCGACCAGTCCGCCCTCCGTGAGGCGCTGGGCTCCGACAGCTGGGCCGACGTGCTCGGCGACAGTATCCGCCGCCGGGTGATCGCCGACTACAACGTGCAGAACCAGTACGACATCTGGCGCCGGATCTGCTCGGTGGTGCCCGTCAACGATTTCCGGACCAACGAGCGCACCCGCTGGGGCGGCTACGGGGATCTGCCGACGGTGGCCGAGCGTGATCCCTACCCGGCGCTGGACAGCCCGACCGACGAGAAGGCTTCCTACGCGGCGACCAAGCGCGGCGGCACGGAGACCGTCACGCTGGAGATGATCAAGAACGATGACGTCGGCGCGGTGCAGCGGGTCCCGACCAAGATGTCCCGTGCGGCGAAGCGGACGCTGGCCAAGTTCGTGCTCGATTTCATCCGCACGAACCCGGTGATCTACGACACCAAGGCCCTCTTCCACGCCGATCACGGCAACCTCGGCTCGACCGCGCTCGGTACGGCCGGTGCGCTGGCCGCCGCCCGCCTGCTGATGTCGAAGCAGACAGAGAAGGACAGCGGCGACCGGCTCGGTATCGCGCCGAAGTCGCTGCTCTGCCCGGCGGACCTGGAGGAGACCGCCGTGAACCTCTTCAGCCGGTCCACCAACAACGACAAGACGTTCATCCAGTCGCTGGTGCTCGACATCCTGCCGGTCTGGTACTGGACCGATACCACCGACTGGGCGCTTGTCGCCGACCCGATGGAGTGCCCGACGATCGAGATCGGCTTCCTGGATGGTGCGGAAGAGCCGGACATCTTCGTCCAGGACTCGCCGACTTCCGGGTCGCTCTTCAGCCACGATCAGATCACCTACAAGATCCGCCACATCTACGGCGGCGGTGTCCTGGACTACCGCGGCATGTTCAAGGCGGTGGTCGCGGGCTGATCGGTAACCTGAGCCGATCGGCGGCCGCACAGCCTTAAGGCGCCGATCGGCTCTCATCCCAAGGAAGAGAGCATGACAACCCAAGACCTTCCCATTTCGACGCCCGGCGTCCTGGTGCTGCCGTTCGTCTTCGCCGGCGCCAGCGCCGCCACCGCGGCTGCCCGCGCGCGTTTCGACCTGCCGTTCGCCGCGAAGCTGCTGGGCGTCCAGGCCTCCGCCCGCTCGGCGACCGGCACCGATCCGACCCTGGACATCGACGTCCAGGCCGACGGCGAGTCGGTGCTCGACGCCGAGATCGCCGTGACCGCGGCGGCGGTGACCCATGGGGTGATCGCGACGGACCGGCTGGCCGACGAGGCGGAGCTGACGATCGACTTCACGATCGGCGGCAGCTCGTCTCCGACCTTCAACGACGTGCAGGTCGTTCTGACGCTCGTTCGGATCTGACGTCAGGGATCGACATGGCACTCGCCGATTTCCAGAGCCTGGTGGACGGGATGGTCCGCGACGACGAGAACCGCATCACGACAGATCATCGTGATGCGGCGATCGCGTTGGCGGTGTCCCGATACTCCGGCGATCGGCCGCGCAAGATCGTCGTGGACCTGACCGCCGCCGGCGGTCACTTCCTCGATCTGCCCGAGAGCTGGGAAGACGGCTTCAGCCAGCTGGAGATCCTCGAGTATCCGGTCGACCTGGTGCCGCCGAGCGAGATCTCGCCGGCCGAGTGGCGTCTCTATTCCAACCCGAGCGGCACCCGGATCATGGTCACCAGCGCCTTGGCCGCAGCTGCGACCGTGCGGGCCACGCACACTGCGCGCCATGTGCTCAACGACGAGACGGACACCATCCCGCTCGACGCCCGCGAACCGGTCTCAGCCTATGGCGCATCCGTTCTTCTGGATCAGCTGGCTTCGGCGACGGCCAATTCCTCGGATCCGACGATCGGCGCTGACAGTGTCGACCATCGAAGCAAGAGCCGTGAGTATGCGGCGCGCGCCCGCGCCCACCGCCAGCGCTATCTCGACACCTTCGGCCTGGCCGAGCGCAAGAACGTCGCCCACGGCGTGATCGTCGATCTCGACCTGACCGACAGCCGTGGCCGCGATCGCCTAACACATCCGGGGCGCTATCGATGACCGACTTTCAGATCGATATCGACACCAGCGCCGTGGATGCGGTGGTCCGCGCCTGGGCGGTCATGCCCGAGCGGGCGGTAGCCGCTCTGACCGGCGGCGTCACGGAGTCCACCCTGCTGCTGGAGCGCGAGACCAAGGAGCGCACACCGCGTGGGGCCACGCACGCCCTGGAGCAGTCGATTTCGGCCAGGCCGGCGCAGGTCAGTCCGGAGGCCGTTGTCGGGTCCATCGGCAGCTCGCAGCCGCATGCGCTGCACGTCGAGCTTGGAACCAAGCCGCACATGCCCCCCGTCGATCCGTTGGTCGACTGGGTCAAGGCGAAGTTCGGTGTCGATCCCGAGGAAGCGGAGCGGATCGCCTGGGGCGTGGCCCGCAAGATCGCGGCCAAGGGTACCGAGGGGCAGCACATGTTCGCGAACGCGCTCGCCGACAACGAGGGCCAGATCGCCGCGATCTTCGAGCGCCACATCCAGGGCCTTGCGGCCGAGCTGGCGGAGGTGACCGGTGTCTGATCTCGCCGCCACCCGCGCCGCGATCGTCGCCACCCTCAGTGGGGTCGCCGACATCGGGCGCGTCCACAGCTTCGAGCGGTACGACCGCGCCGAAAAGGACCTGAAGGCGCTCTACCTGTACGAGGGTCGCCTGCAGGGATGGTTCGTGCGCCGGCTCTCCACCCGCGTGATCTCGCCCGCGAAGGGCATCCGGACGGTGATCAACCGGTGGCGGATCCGCGGTTATCGCGCCCTCGACGACTCGGTCCAGAGCGAGATCCTGTTCGACGCCACGATCGAGGCGATCCGGGCGGCCTTCGATGCCAGCTCGACGCTCGGCGGTGTGGTGGAAACCACCCATGTCGACGATCTCGCCGGCATCCAGCTCGAAGACAGCTCGCCGGTGATGTTCGCCAGCGTGCTCTGCCACGGCGCCCGCCTGGCGCTCTCTACCCGTCACCGAGAAAGGTAAGGAGGAGCCCCGATGTCCGGAGGCCAATTCGTCATTGATCCGAAGACCGGCGAGCGCACGCGCGTCGGCGAACCGCCGAAGTCTCTCAGCCGCGCCGAGCGTCGGGAGCTGGCGGCCCAGGCCGATAGGAAGGCCGAGCCGTCGGCCGAGAAGCCGGTCCAGGCGCTGCCGAAGCCGGCGGCTGAGCCCAAGTCCGACAAGCCGGCGCCGCGGCGATCGCCGACCAGCGACAGCAGCCCGCGTCCGCCGACGTCGAGCGCCAGCTCGGCGAAGGCCGCGTCCGATCCCTCTACCGGTAAGGAGTGACCGCAATGGCCGACGAAATCTCCATGAATACGGCCGTGCTGTTCAACCAGCTCGAGTCCACATACAACGTCTCTCCGGGTGCGATGACCGCCAGCAATGCGGTTCTGATCAAGTCCATGACGGCCGTGCCGCTGACCGGCAACCGGGTCGAGCGCGACATCGTCACGCCGTACTTCGGCGCCAACCCCGGCAAGCTGACCGCCAAGCGCGGCACCATGCAGTTCACCGTGGAGGCCACCGGCGCCGGGGAGACGGCGCTCGATGCCGGCCAGGCGCCCGCATTCGGCCGGCTGCTGCGGCAGGCCGGCACGTCCGAGACGGTCCGTGCGCCGGCGGCGACGATCGCGGCGAGCCCGCCGACGGGCGTCGGCGGCCCCACTGGCACCTTCACCTACGCGGCCGCGGACCCCTACGAGGGGATCGTCGATCGCCTGGTCACGCTCCTGTGCACCACCGGGGGTGGGTCCGGCGTTGCGGAGTTCACGGTGAGCGCGCCGGCCACCAAGCACCTGGCGGCCTACGAGGCGACCGAACAGGTCATGACCGACGCCACGGACTTCGATCTGCTCCATGGTGCGAGCATCACGCCGACGGTCGGTACGGCCTTCGAGGTCGGCGACAGCTACACGATCCAGCTGTCCCCGCCTGGCTCCTTCTACGTGCCGATCAGCGACACCTTCGAATCCGGTGAGAGCTTCTTCCAGTATGGCCCGAACCGGCATCGCTTCGGCGGCCAGCGCGGCAACGTCACGATCAACGCTGCGGCCGACGGGTATTTCGACCTGCAGTTCGACTTCATGGGTCTGCCGGGTGCGCGGTCCAGCGAAGCGATCCCCACCGTCGATTTCTCCGCCTTCCAGGATCCGCTAATCGTCGACGACGACAACTCGCCCTATGTGGCGCTGGGCGGCGTGGAGATCGCGCTGCGGAGCTTCAACCTGAACGTCGGCCAGAACACCGTCCTGCGATCCCTGGTCGGTCAGAAGAAGGTTCGCACGTCCGGCCGCGCGGCTTCCGGCACGATCGTCTTCGAGGCTCTGGATCTCGACGATGCGGACTTCTTCGACAACCTCGACGACGGGTCGACGCTGACCTTCGAGCTGATCCACGGCCTGGTGCGCGGCGAGATCGTCCATCTGACCTGCACGCGGCTGGAGATCACCGGCCTGCAGTACCAGGACGAGGAAGGCGTGGCGATGTTCTCGGCCAACATCACCGCGCTCCCGTCCGACGCCGGCAACGACGAGCTGACCCTGGCGATCAAGTAGATCCCAAGCGAAACCGAGGAGGACCTCGCCGGAACGGCAACCAAAAGGCCGGCGAGGTCCGACGATCCGGGAGTAGGCCCGCAGCTGGGCGGACAGCTGCTGAACGCGGGAGGTATGGCGCGTGACAGCCGGGAGAGACCGGCACCCGGTTTTCTCTGAGGAGGGTCGCATGGCGCCCAGGAAACAGAAGCAGGAGGACATCGACGCCTCGGACGTTCCCCTCGACGCGTTCGAGGAAGGCGGTCTGTTCGTCTTCGATGCCCGCCCGGTGGTTCGCAACTGGCCGGCGCGGATCCGCGTGCCGATCGGCGACGGCAAGTTCCGCTCGCACGAGATCCGGGTCGACCTCGATTACGTGGACATGGACGCCTACCAGGAGCTGCAGAAGGCCGTGACGGACTTCGCGGCCAAGGGTGGCCAGCTCGGCGATCCGCTCGCCGACCCGCTCTACAAGCACCTGAAGGGCTGGTCGGGCATCGCCGCCCAGGGCAAAGGCGCGCTCGGGTACTCCGATGCCGCCAAGAGCCAGCTGCTGCGCGACCCGCGGATCCGCGGCGCCGTGATGGAAGCCACCGCCCGCATGGTCCTGGGGATCGAGGAAAAAAACTCCGAGACGCCGCCCGAAGATGGGCAACCGCAGGCCGGCGGGCCAAACCGCGCGGCACGTCGGGCGGCGGAGGCGAAGAGCAGGAAGGCTACGGCATAGCCGATCAGCTGCGCGATGCCGGCCAGGACGTCGACGCCTTCCTCGAGGCACAGCGCCGGCGACGCGCCCGTCAACGCCGGCGGGAGCGGGAGCTGCCGGCGACTAGGCCGGCCTATCCGATCCTGCCGGCCAATACCGAGGCAGTGATGGTGTTTCAGCGGTGCCAGACCCAATGGACGTATGCCGGCGACCCGCCGGCCCATACGGGTCTGCGCATCGAAGCCGTCACCGCGGTGATTGATGCGCTCGGCGTCCCGGCTGAGCGCCGGTCCGATCTGCTCGGCCGGATCCAGATCATCGAGATGAAGGCGCTAGAGGTGCTCAATAGGATCCGGATGGCGGACCTGGCGCGGATCCGTCGACAGCAGCCCCGGCCGGCGAGGTCGCGATGAACGATATCGTCGTCGGCATCACACTGCGCGCGGACGGCCGGGGCTTTGTTGGCGAGGTTCGGCAGGCCCGCGCCGAGCTGGTAGGCCTGCGGGACAACAGCTCCGGCGCCGCGCGCGGTATGGAAGACCTCCGACTGCGCAGCAGCTCCGCGCTAGCCTCCCTGCGATCCCTGCAGACCGTCATCGCCGGCCTTGGCCTGGCTGTCGGCGTGCGGGAAGCGGTACAGGAGTTCGCCGCCTACGAGCGTGGCCTGGTCGGCGTCGCCAAGACGGCCGATCTGACGGAAGACCAGATCCGGGAGATGGGCGCGGCCGTCACCGAGATGGCCCGCCGGATGCCGTTCGCGCGAACCGAGCTGCTCGGCATTGCCCAGGCCGGTGGGCAGCTCGGCGTGAAGGGTGTCAAGGATCTGACGCTCTTCACCGAGACGATTGCGAAACTTGGCACAGCCTCCGACCTCGCCGGCGACGAGGCGGCGACCAGCCTGACGCGGATCCTCAACGTCACCGGCGAGGCCGTCGATAGCATCGATGTCCTGGCGTCGGTCATCGTGGCGCTGGGCAACAACGCCGCGGCCAGCGAATCCGAGATCACCCGTGTCGCCACACAGGTCGCCCAGGCCACCGCGATCTTCGGCGTCTCCGCCGGCGAGGCTGCGGGCTTCGGAGCGGCGCTGCGGTCCGTCGGCGTCCAGGCCGAGCTGGGTGGCTCCGCCGTCGGTCGGACGTTCCGGGCGATCGAGGAGTCCATCCGTGGCGGCGGCCAGCGCTTCCGTGAGCTGTCCGAGATCACCGGGCTCACCGGCGACCAGCTCCGCCAAACCTTCGAGCAGGACGCGACCTCGGTGTTCGTGTCGTTCGTCGAAGGCGTGGGCGCTGCCGTCGAGAGTGGCGAGAGCGCGGCCGAGGTCCTGGAGCGCTTCGGCCTGAAGGGCGAGGAGCTGCTGAAGGTCCTGCCGACCCTGGCCGTCAACAGCGATCAGCTGAGCCGGTTCCTCGGCATCGTCGCCGACGAGACGCGCGATACGACCGCTCTCAACGAAGAATATCTGCGGTCCTCCAAGACGCTCTCCTCGCAGCTGGCGATTACCGGCAACGCCCTGGATGAAATAGCGGCTGCCTTGGGCTCGGCCGTCGCCCCGGCGATCGTCGAAGCGACCGAGGATCTGCGATCGTTCGTCCAGGAGGCGGTCGATTCCGGCGACGTCGCCGCGACCTTCGACGCTGTGGCCTACGCCGTCGGCGCGCTCTCCAGCAACCTGGATATCCTCGCGGTCGCCGGCGGCGCCGCCGTCTTTGCCCGCATGCGACCGGCGATCGCCGGGGTGTTGCAGTCGATCAACGCTCTGGTGCCGGCCATTGCGTCCAGCACCACTGCCTGGGTCGCGCGGAACGCCGCCGTCGCACGGGGCGCCGCCGTCGATATCGAGAGCGCCCGAGCGACCGAGCTGAAGTCGGCCGCACAGAGCCAGTCGGCCGCCCAGGCGCTTGCGGCGGCGCGGGCAGCCGAGGTGTCCGCGGCCGCCGAGCTGTCCAATGTCCGGGCGCTGCAGGCGTCGATCGCCGCCGAGCGCGATCGCGAGGTCCAGCGCCTTCAGGCACAGATCAACGAGCGCGGCCGGCAACAGTCGATCGCCCGCCTGGTCGCACTGCGGGCAGACGAGGCTGCAGCCGCGCGCCTGGTCGCCTCGGCCGAGGCCGAGCTGGCGGCCGCCAAGTCGGCGACCGCGGCCGCCTCCGCCAACGCGGCCCGTGCCGAGGCCGTCCATACCCGCGCCATGGCGGCATCGACGGTCGGCGCCCGGACGGCGACCCTGGCCATGCGTGGCCTGTCCGGGGCCATGAACCTGATCGGCGGCCCGGCCGGTGCAGCTCTGCTCGCCGCCGGCGGGCTCTACTTCCTGGCGACCAGGCAGTCGGAGGCATCGCAGGCTGCTGACCTGCATGCGCGCGCGATCGAGGGCGTCAACCGGCAGCTCGGCCTGGGCGCCGGCCTCAGCCAGGACGCAGCGCAGCGCGCCCGTGAGGAGGCCGAGGCGAGCCTGGCGCTGACTGAGGCACTGATCGCCGAAACACAGGTGCGCGCGACCCGCGGCGGCCAGATGCGTCGTGCCGCGCGGGAGGACCTGGCCGCGCTTCAGCAGCAGGCGAAGGAGTTGCGGGAAGGCTTGAAGCTGCTCGACGTCCAGGGCGATCTGCGCGCCCTGTTCGACGGCAATGAGGGGCTGTTCGGTGGCGGCGGGCTGTCGGCGATCCTGCCGACCAGCGGAGGGGGCGGCGGCGATTTCAGCGGCATCGCGACCGACGTCCAATCGCTGGTCGACCAGCTCGACCCGCTGGCGAAGGTCATGCGCGAGGCGAGCGACGCCGAAGAGCAGTTGCGCGCCTCCCATGAGAAGCTGACCGCGGCAGGCTATGACGTCGAAGCCCTGATCGAATCGCTGAAGCACGGCACCGACGCCTACGCCTTCGGGCTGGGCGCCGCCGCTCGAGCGGCCCGAGAGCAGGCCCAGGACACCACGCTGGCGCTTCAGGTCCGCAAACTCGAGGCCGACGGCACGGAGGAGGCACGCCAGGAGATCGTGCGGCTGACCGCCGCCCGCGAACTGGATCGCCTGGAGTCCCGCCGCCAGCAGGCCGTCATGGCGGCCGCACCCGGTCAGATCGGGGAGATCAATGCGGCCTATGCCGAGCTGCGCGCCGCGGTGTTGGCCTCCCGCGACGCCGAGCTGGAATGGTCATCCGGCCAGGACCAGGCGCTCAAAGCGCTGCGCGCGCGTCTTGACCCGATCGCCGAGAAGTATCGCGACGTTGACCAGCAGGCCCAGCTGCTGATGCGGGGCTTCGAGGCGGGCAAGCTCACCTATGAGCAGTACCTGGATCTGATCGGCCGCCTTGGCAACCAGGTGGAGGCATGGGCGGCCGCGCAGAACCAGGCGGCAGATGCCGTGGTCCGCTCAGCCGAGGACCTGGAGTTCCAGAACGAGATCCGACGCCTGGAGCTGGAGAACACCGACGAGGCCCGCCGGCGGATCGTCGCGCTGACTACGGCGCGGAGGCTGGAGCAGCTGGAGTTGGAGCGGTCGCGCGCCCTGCTCGAGGCCCTGCCAGAGCAGATCGATGCAGTGAACGCGGCCTACGATCGGATGCGCAAGGCGATCATGGACGAAGGCCAGGTGCGTGAGCTGGAGCGCATCAAGGATCAGGCCAACCCGCTGGCTGAGGCCTTCAAGACGGCGGCCGAGGGGATCCAGCGCGGCTTCAGCGATGCGATCACCAACGTCGTGCGCAACGGAAAGCTGCAGTTCAAGGATCTGGCGGGCAGTGCGAAGGACATCTTCGCGCGCATGTTCGGTGAGATCGCCACTCTGGCGATCGCCAAGCCGATCATCGTCCCGATCGTCGGCGCTCTCGGACAGGCCGTCGGTCTGTCTCCGTCGGCGATCGCCAGCATCACCGGGCAGTTCGGAGGCGGAACCGGCGGACTGACCGGCGCCCTGCCGGCCTTCTCAGGTGGCGGTGGCGGGCTGATCGGCGGTATCGGCGCTGGCATGGGCCTAATCAACTTGCTGCGCGGGGGCTCGCTGACCACCGGCTCGGCGTCGATCGGCAATCTCTTCGCGTCGCTGGGTTCGAGGCTGGGCGGTGCCGAACTGGGCGCGAGCTTCGGTAACGCCGGTCTTGCATTTGGGTCTCCTCTCGGCTCGATTGGATCCTTCGCTACCAACCTGCTGCTGGATCAGCTCCTTGGCGACCGAGGCATTGGCTCGACGATCGGCTCGACAATCGGGGCGGTTGCCGGGTCCTTCTTCGGTCCCTTCGGCACCATCGCCGGCTCGGCGCTAGGAAATGTCGTCGGCGGCCTGTTTGGTGGCGGAGGCACTCCCTCGGTTGGTCCGACCGGTGTGGCGCGCATCCCGAACGTGATCGGCAACAGCGAGATCCAGCTCTCGGCCGACAACGGTGGCGACCCGACGGCGGCAGGCGAGGTCGCCCGGCGGATCCGGGAGATCGCCACCGAAGCAAGCGAGCGCTACGGTGCGACTGGTTCCCGCGCCTACGGCCTCGATGTTGGCGCTTTCTCCAATCCGGAAGGTGGGTCCGGACAGCCGGCCGGCTTCAACCTGAAGGAAATCTTCAACGGACAGGCAGCCGCGCAGGATCTGTTCAGAGGACTGTCGGCCGACGAGGCGGTCACCGAAGGCGTGCGTCTCACGCTCCAGAAGGCCTTCGAGGGCTTCGACACCGACCGCGTCGCGACCGCCCTGGAGAAGTCGTCGGCCAAGACGATCGAGGAGCTGCTCTCCGACCTGGATTTCGCCGCCGGCCTCGACGAGCTGTTCGTGCCGGACCTCGATATAGCCGGCCCGCTGAAGACGCAGCTGGACGCGCTGAAGGACGCCTTCGACGAGGCCAAGGAGCGGGCCAAGGAACTCGGCCTGGCGACGGAGAACCTGGCCGACAACTACGCGACCGCCGTCAGCCAGGTGCAGCAGGGCTTCCGCATCAGCCTCGAGGCGGAGGCTGCCGGTGTTGGCGGGCAGTACAACCAGCTCCTTACCCTTGCCGGCCAGCTCGACCAGCTCTCGACCGATGCCGCATTGGCCGGCGTGAGCGCCGATACGCTGGCGCAGGTGATCGACGGTCGCTTCCGTCCGGTGATCGAGGGTCTCGGCGCCAACGAGCTGCAAGCCCTGATCGATGCATTCAGCGGCGTGGCCGACCAGGTGCAAGGTGCGGACGTCATCCTGCGAGAGCTGACCGAGAGCATGAACTCTCAGGTGATCGATGCGCTCACCGAGATGGCCGAGAGCACGGTCGAGGTGGCCGACGCCGCCGAGCGGCAGGAGGACGCCCGCAACACCCTGATCGAGGCCTACAGGCGCGAGAGCGCCGAGCTGGAGAACGTCCGCGACCGGATGAACGGCTTTGCCCGCTCGATCCGAGAGACCCGGCTCGGGCTGGAAGCCAGCGACCTGGCCAAGGGCGGCCCGACCGACCGGCTGGCCGCAGCGAAGGGCATCTTCGACGACGTGTTCGCCCGCGCCCAGGCGGGTAACGAGGACGCGATCGCCGGCATCGAGCAGGCGGCGCAGAACTATCTGCAGATCGCCCGCGAAGTCCTGGTGGGCGCTGACTACAACGCCGCCTTCGACATGACGGCCGATCGACTTTCGCGGGTGGAGTCCGTCGCCAAGCAACAGGCTCAGATCGCCGACCAGCAGCTGGCCCAGATGCAGATGCAGGTCAGCCAACTGGTGTCGATCAACGACAACGTCATCTCGGTCGCCGATGCGATCCGGGACCTGGAAGCCGTGCTCGCCGAGAGTGCCGCCAACGGGACGGCGACCGGCGGCACGTCGGGCAGTGGCACGTCCGGCGGCGTCACCGACCAGTTCACCCGCGAAGAGCGGTATCTGGCCCGCTATCCGGACGTGCTGGCATGGGCGCAGGCGACGGCCGCGGCGGAGGGTGTGACGGATCCCGACCAGTTGCGCGTGCGCCTCAACCAGCTCGCCTATCAGCATTACCACGGCGCCGGCGTGCAGGAGCGCCGAGAGTATGAGAAGGGCGGCTGGCATCCAGGCGGTCCGGCGATCGTGCACCCCGGCGAGCTGCTCTACACCGGCGGGCCGATGCACGTCTTCAACGCCCAGCAGTCGCTGGCGCTGATGTCCCGCCCGGCGAACACCAACACGATGGACATGACGCCGCTGGTCGGCGCGATCGGCCGGACCACCTCGGCGATCTACTCGGCCGGCGATCGCCAGGCCATGGCCACGGCAGATCTGGCCGGCCAGGTGGAGCGCATGGGGATGACCATCGCCGACCAGGGGCGCCAGATCCGCGATCTCACCATGCAGCTGTCGAAGAGGTCATCATGAGCCGCGGGCGCATCATGGCCTACCTTGCCGAGGTTGATCTGACCGCGGCCGACGGCACGTCGCCGACGACACTCTATCTGAGCGACCTCCCGATGCGCCCGTGGCCGTCCACGGACGCCGACCGGCCAAACCAGTCCTACGACAGCCGGATCCTGGAGGCGCCCTCGATCGGGTTGGAGGTCTTCGCCGACGCCTCCCGGCTTACCGGGGCGCTCGGCACGGGGGCTCTGGTGCTCTCCAATGCCGATGGCGCCCTCAACCAGTACCGCGGCTCCATCTTCACGGCCGTGCGCGTCTGGTGGGGCGAGATCAAGCCGGACAGCGACGACGAGGAGGATGAACGCTCCTTTGCGGCTGACTTCCGCAAGATCGTCGACGCCCGACCGGAGGCGCCAGCCTGGGACGTCACCGGCAGGCGGCCGAGCCGACTGGAAATCCCGATCTACGATCGCCGGGCGGACCTGGAGAACGACATCCAGGAAGAGACCTTCGACGGATCCAACAGCGGAGCGACCGGCTACGAGGGCACCGCCGACGATCTGAAGGACAGCGTGAAGCCGCTGGCACTCGGCGACCTGGTTACCGCCAACATCCCGCTGATATGGGTCAACGCGACCGCCCAGGTCGCACAGGCCCACGCCGGCGAGATGGAGGAGTATTCGGCGATCTACGATCGGGGCGCCGCCACCGGACTGACCGACGACGGGGACGTGTCCGGATCGTCCTTCGACAGCGCTACTCCGTCCGCCGGCCATCGGGTCACCGACCTCGGCCGAGGGCTGCTGAAGGTCAATCAGTCCTTCGGCGGGGTGGTCACCGCCGGCGTGAAGGGTGCGGTCGACCTGGTGGCCGGCGCGGGCTACCTCGACACCGCTCCGGAGCTGATCGCCGCGCTGATCGAGAGACAGGACCCGGCGGCCACGATCGGCCCCACCTTCGCGGCGATCTCCGAGACGGCGAAGGTCGGGCTCTACATCGCCGAGCGAACGTCGACCGCGCGCGTCATCGAGGCCCTGGCCCGGTCGATCGCCTGCTGGGTCCTGCCGGATCCGCTGGGCGTTTGGCAGATCGGCAAGCTGCACCTAGCGACGGGCTCTCCGGACCGCACGATCGACGACGTCGACATCATCTCCATTCGGCCGGGCGATCCGGAGGTCAGCCGGCCGGTGTGGTCCGTGACGGTGCGCGGCGGTCGGCTGTACCAGACCCATTCGCGCAGCAACCTGGCCGGCGGCCTTTGGAAGACCGACGACGAGGAGCGCCTTCGCCGCGAGTGGCGGACCGGCATCAAGAAGGACACCGCGCTGCGCGACCTCTGGTGGCCCAATGTCCGATCGATCGACCTGGAGACCGCGCTGCGCGATCCGGCCGACCTCACGGCCGTCGCAGAGCTGCTGTTCGACTGCATGTCGGTGCGCGAGGACGGCACGCCGTTCGCGGAGTGGGTGGTCACCGTGGAGCAGGATGAAGAGTGGCTCGACCTGCTGGCCGATCCTGGCATCGGCAAGGCGGAGGTCCGGCTCCGGTACAGCGCCGACGATATCGACCGGGTGATGATCGTCATGGGCGCCCAGCCCGGCCGGCCGACCGGCGGTCAGCTCACCTTGAGGCTGTGGGGCTGAGATGACGACAGGTCGTATCCTTCTCGACAACCTGGCCCTCGACGCCACCCTGTCCGGTGGCAGCTGGGGCGGCACGCTCGACAACGTCCTGGATCCCCGGATTGTCAGCAAACCCGCGCGGTGCGCCGACCCGTCCGACCTCGAGGCGAGCCAGTTCCTGCTCACCTTCGACAAGAAGGTCTACCTGACCGGCCTGATGCTCTGCGGCCACACCGCTAGGCTGGACAGCCGCTACCAGGTCACCTGTTTCGAGGGCGAAGCCGAGCTGCTGCAGGTCGAGTGGCAGGACGTCTTCGGCCGCATCTATCCGACGGGCTCGCTGCCGTTCGAGCAGAGCAACTGGTACACCGGCAAGCCCCGTCTGAAGGATATCCAGGGCTACGGCCGGCATCTGCCGATCCGGTTCCCGACCTCGGTCGCGGCCGACAGTGTCCTGGTCGAGCTGGACGTCCGCGACGTCGGTGCGGTGGGGGCTGATTTCGACCTCGGCTATGTGATGGCTACCGCCGCGCTGACACCGGGCTGGAGCTATGACTGGGGCCGGGAGCTGGCCATCAGCCGGCGGACCCAGGAAGAGGTCACTGTCGGCGGCCGGGTGATCAAGTCGCGGCGCACCAACGCACGGCAGCACACGGTCAGCTTCTCCTCTCTGACCAAGGTCGAGGCCATGGCGATCTACGACCGCGCCATGCTCGACGATGAGCATCCGAACGTCTTCGACCCGGATCCGTCCGACCTGGTGCACGAGTTCCGCGAGGTGTTTCCCGCCGTCATGACCGTGGTGAGCCCACCCCGCCAGGTCGACGAAACCGGCGACTGGTCCGTCACGCTCCGCTTTGAAGAGATGCAGGGATAGGAGAGCAGCATGGCAATCGACTTTGCGACAGCGATCAGCCGGCTCCTGGCCGGGTATTGGAACTCCGGGTCGAAGACCGAAGCCAATCCGGGCGGTTTCGGCAACGACGGACACACCGAGAACCTGCCGGAGCTGGCGGAGGCACTCGGCGTCGTCGGAAGCGAGGTCGCGACGAAGGCGACAGCCGCCAACGGCGATGCGTCTGACGCCTCTGACGCCGCCGACGCGGCCGGGCTCTCGGCAATCGCCGCTGCCAACGCTGCGAGCGCGGCGAGTACGGCCCGCAACAAGGCCGAGCAGTGGGCTGACGCCGACGAAGACACTGAGGTTGAAGCGGGAACCTATTCGGCCAAGCACCACGCGGCCAAGGCGGCCCAGTCCGCTGTCGATGCCGCGGCGGCCGTAAACGGAGTGAGAGTGTCCGCCAATGACGACACCCCGAAGCACCTGGAGCAAGCGCTCCTGCCTGGCGCCGGCATTGAAATGAGTACTCAAAACGAAGGCGGCAACGAGACGCGCACTGTTTCCGTAAATCTCGGTCTGATCGCCGGCATCGCCTACGCACTTAGCTGAAAGAGGAGATTACATCATGGCACTGACTAACACGCCGGTCTGGCCGCAGGCCCCGAAGATCGAGACCGCAGCCATCACCACGGCCAACACCGCGACGGACGGCTCCGGCACGATCACGACCGTTGCCACGGCTGGCGAGAATGGTCGGCGCATCGCCGGCCTCTACGCCGGCGCGCGGGCCACTGTGACGGCCACGGCGGTCCGGTTCTTCATCTCCGACGATTCAGGGGCCACCTGGACCTATCTGCCACGCCTGGACGCGCTCATCCCAGCCCACACGCTGGCGAACACCACCGCAAACGCCGGGCGGGTCACCGTTATCGATCCGGAGGACCAGTACACGTTCCTGGACCTGCCGGCCGATGCCGTACTCGGGGCCACCATCGCCGTTGCGCTGGCAGGCGGTGTAGTAATCGTTGCAGAGGGGCATGATTTCTGATGGCTCACCCGATGCAGCCGGTAGGGGGCATGCCTTCCGGGACGCCGCCGGGGTATAACCGACAGGCCGTTGGCGGGTCGACCACAGCGACCATCGCAGCGCTGCTGGTAGTCGGCGGCGGCGGCGGCGGATGCGGCGACTACAACGGCACGCTGGCCCCATGTGGTGGCGGCGCCGGCGAGCACTACTACTCGGACACCCCGTTCAACATCCTCATGGGCTTTACCTACCCGATCACGGTGGGCGACGGCGGTCTTGGGGGCGGTCTTGTCGGCCACACTAACGTTGCATTCGGCGGCCAAAACGGCGAGGCGAGCGCAGCGTTTCACATCACCGCAAATGGCGGTGGCGGCTCCGGTGATCTCGGCGGAACCAGCATTGAAGTCCGCGGCAAAGATGGTGGCTCCGGTGGTGGGGGGACGCAGGACGGGGGCGGATCCTCCGTCAAATTCAATAGCTCATCCGGCGGCACAAGTGGCTCGCAAAGCTCAAGCGGCGGCGCTGGTGGAGGCGCCACGAACTCGGGCTCCGGGAACAATGGCGGGAACGGGACATCAACAAGCATCACCGGGTCGCCCGTCACGAGGGCCGGCGGCGGCGCTGGTGAAGGCGGAACCGGCGGGGCCGGCGGCGGCGGCAACGGAAACGGTTCTGATGGAACAGCAAACACCGGCTCAGGCGGCGGCGCGGGCAGTGGCACGGCGGGCGGGGACGGAGGGTCCGGCGTTGTAATCATTCGCTATCTGACCAGCCAGGGGACACTGGTCGCGACCGGGACTTATTCAACCGCGACCGATGGCGCCTATACGGTCGTCACCTTCACCGGAAGTGGAACCTTCAAACTGATCTGAGGCTGACATGACCGATTGGCAAAGAGTGGAGCTATCCGGGCCTACAAGCGTTGGGGAAGTTGGCGCATTGCCCGATTTCCTTGTCGGTTTAACCCTCGACACGTTGACCGACCTTAGCTTATTCGCGAGTGCCTATCCGGACCTAGACGGCGTCGGTTACTGGCCAGTGGTAGATCTTCCGCTACCAACACCGGGCCTTGGCCAAACCATCGGACAGACGCCGGGAATGTCGATCGACGCTGAGCTGAAGCATATCGGCCGTTCCTATGAGGTAGAGTTTCTGCCGTTGGCCGAGCGGAAGGCAGTGCTGAAAGAGGCGATCACCGAGGAGTTCCGCCGTCGGCGCAATGGCGGCACGACCGCCTCGATCGGCGGATTCGACGTCGAAGTCTCAACGACGCACGAGGCAGCAGTCGAACTTGATCGGGCGATCGCCAAGATCACCCGCACCAATCCGGCTGGCACCATCCCCGTCGTCACCCGCGGCAAGGCTCGGGTGACCCTCACGGCGGCGATCGCAACAGACATGCTGCGGGCGATCGAGGACCACGTCGCCGCCTGCCAAGAGAATGAGAACAGTCTCTATGGAGAGGTGGACGACGCCGAAACCCAGGCTGCGCTGACCGCCATCGACATTATGGCAGGCTGGCCGTAACGGCCGCCGGAAGGCGTTTAAACGGTCCCTCGACTGCATTTGAACGCCGTTTAAAGACTGCCCCCGCTTCTGGGCGGGGGACGGGCTGCGCTAACAGCCCGAGCCGCGGGATGGAGCCCCGCACCGGATACGCCGGCCGCCATGGACAACCAGGTCGCCGGTCCCGCCCTCCCCGCGCGGGGGAAAGGCGAGCGTAGGAAGGTGCAGCGATGGAGTCGACTCCGAGATTGTTCCAAGACGAAGTGGACGTGCTTCAGGGCCTCGCGCCCTGGCTCGGCGGCAAGCGGGCGCTCGCCAGCCGCATCGTGAAAGAGATCCTGCGGATTCCGCACCGATGCTATGCGGAGCCCTTCATAGGGATGGGTGGCGTCTTCATGCGGCGGCCGAGACGGGCCGCGGCCGAAGTGATCAACGACGCGAGCGACGACGTTGTGAACCTGTTCCGCATAGTCCAGCGACACCCTGCAGCTCTGGCCGAGGAGCTATCGGGTCGGCTCATGAGCCGTGCGGAATTCGAGCAGCAGGCGCGACAGGATCCGGAAGGCCTCACGGACATCGAGCGCGCGGCCCGGTTCATCTATCTCCAGTACGCGGGATTCGGGGGCAAGGCCACGTCCAGGACCTTCGGAGTCGATCCTGGTTCCCCGGCACGCTTTCAGCCAAATCGGGTCATGCGGTTGCTGAGGAAGGTCCACCAGCGCCTCGAGGGCGTGGTGATCGAGCATCTCGACGCGGGGGCGTTCCTGGCCCGCTACGACCGGCCTTACACCTTGTTCTACTTGGACCCGCCCTACATCGGGTGCGAGGACGACTATGGGGCGCAGCTGTTCTCAGCCGTCGACCATCGCCGCATAGCCGACCACCTGGAAGGTCTGGCCGGGGCGTTCGTTCTCAGCATCAACGACTGCGACGAGGCGCGAGAGCTATTCGGCCGCTGGCGCTTGCTCGAGGTTGAGCTGTCCTACACGATCAACCCCGCAGCTGCCGACGTGCGGCGGCGAGAGCTGATCGTGACGAACAGATGAAGGGCGAGCTACCGGCTGTGGAGAATGCATGTGCTACAAAACCTGCTGTCCTGGACTCCAAAACCTGCGGTCCGGCTACACTCCCTCCGCGCAGCGCCCCCGGTGGCGCGTGGCGAAAGGCGGCGGGTGGATCGCTGGCACCGTCCATCGACAC